ATCAAACATACCCTGCGAAGTCTTGGTAGTTGGCGGTGGCGGAAATGCAGGCGCGTTAGTCGCTGGTGGCGCAGGCGGCGGCGGTGGTGGTGGTCAAGTCCGTTTTTATAGAACCTTCATTCAGTCGGGTCTCAAATATATTGCCACTGTCGCCGCAGGTGGTGGAAACACCAGCAGCCTTTCCCCTTATGATGATATAGCTACTGGCGCAAGTGCAGCCGGTGGAGGACGAGGTGGTAATGGAACCGGCCCAGAATCATCACCAACTGCTGTTGGGTCTACGGGCGGAGGGGGCTGCAATGGATCTGCTGGTGGAAGTTTTGGTACAAGCACTGGCGGAAACGCCACCGTAACAACAGTAACTCCGCCTTTTTTTGAAGTTTATGCAACAAGGAACTCTAGAGACGGTGCAAGCGGAGACAGCCAAGCAAGTGGCGGTGGTGGCGGTGCTGGTGCTATAGGCACACGGCCTGGGGCTTATGACAACGGTGGAGGTGGCGCAGGCATTAGCTATAGCATCACTGGTTCTTCAGTAGCTTATGGTGCAGGTGGTAATGGCGCCGGAAAGTTCTCCTATGGAGGCGGCAGTGGTACTGCCAACACGGGCAATGGCGGTGACGGAACAGCAAACGGAATCACGCCGGGCACGGGTGGGTCTGGTGTTGTAATCATCGCATATCCAGACACATATTCCGCGCCTTCTGCTATCACAGGCACGTATACAACTCCTAGTCGCTCGGGTTATAGAGTGTATCGTTTTACTGGAACCGGCTCCATTAACATTTAACACCCATGGCACATTTCGCTGAACTTAACGCAGACAATAAGGTGCTGCGTGTCATTGTCGTTGGCAACCCTGATTGCCTTGACGACAATGGTGTTGAGTCTGAACAGGTTGGCATTGGTTTCTGCCAATCACTCTTTGGCTCTCACACCAACTGGGTGCAAACCAGTTACAACGGCAACACTCGGGGTAAATTTGCTGGCATTGGAGACACATATGACCCTATTAATGATGTCTTTGTTTCACCTGAACCCCAGCCTCCTACGGACCCCGAACTCATCCCCGAACCCGATCCCACTCCTCCCGATGAGGTTACACAATGATCACTATTCTTGGCATCAAAGTGTCCTATGAGGCACTCGCTTTTCTTGCACTATTCCTTGGTTCCGAAGTCATTGGCGCTTCCAAGCTGAAGGACAACGGTGTTGTACAACTCATCCTTAGTGGCATCAATGCGTTGAAGCCTCTGCGTAAGGAAGACGACCAGATCCAACGTATTAAGGATACCCTTAAGTAAACATCATGGTACTGCTCGACGTTAAGCAGTACTACCCCCAAACAGACAGTGCAACAGGTCACGGAGATCGGATGTGCTTTAGCTCTACATGCGCTATGGCCATCAAGTATCTCCGCCCTGATGCGCTGCTTGGTAGTAATGCAGATGATGATTACTTGAGAACTGTTCTCAAATACGGTGATACAACCCAATCCACCAGTCAAATCAAAGCCTGTCAGCAGTACGGTGTTTTTGCTTCTTTTTACCAGAAGGGAACCAGGCAGACGTTACTCAACGAACTAAAGGCTGGCTATCCCGTAGCTGTTGGCATCCTCCACAAAGGTCACGTCTCCAAACCCGTTGGTGGTGGCCACTGGATGCTCCTGATTGGAGATGATGGAGAACACGGCATCTTCCACGATCCATACGGTGAGATGGATAACGTCAACGGTGGCTATGTCAGAGTTGGCTCTGGTGGTAAGGAAGTCCGATATTCCTGGCGTAACTGGTTGAAGCGTTGGGAAGTTGAAGGTCCAGGTACTGGCTGGTTCATGACTTTCAGACCTGTAGAACAAACGAGACCTTTAGCTACTTACGACAACACCTGGGCTGGAGTTAAAGCTGCCGCAACTGCCGCTGGCTGTAAACACCCTTCCGTTGTCGCTGCCCAGTGGGCCTTGGAAAGCGGCTACGGCAAGCACACTTCTGGTAAGAACAACTACTTCGGTATCAAAGGAACCGAAGGTCAAGGCACCCTCAAACGTACCACTGAATTTGTCGGTGGTATGGAGATCAAAACAGACGCTTGGTTCAAAGACTACCCATCACTCTTTGAATGCGTACAAGATCTCGTCAACAAGTGGTACAGAGACTACAAGAACTACAAAGGTGTTAACCGTGCATCCTCTGCTGAAGAATGCGCTCGTCTTCTTGTCGTTGAAAAATACGCCACTGATCCCGCTTATGCGGACAAACTAATACGTATTTTGCGGGAACATGATTGAAGCAGGTGTCGCAGCAGGTATTGCTCTATTTACTGCCATTGTCTCAGTCCACAGCCGTCTTCACAGCAAGATTAGTGAAGTCGATAGTCGCGTAGACAAAGTAGAACTTCGCGTAGCTGAGAACTACGTTCAAAAGCAAGAGCTTTCTACTGCTCTTCAGAAGATGGAGGATCACATGATCCGCATCGAAAACAAATTAGATCAGATCGTCCTTAGAAATGGCTAAGAATAAGGCAACTGAGGACATGTTTAATGAACTCCATAACATGGTCACTCAGGAGTTGCTCAACCGTATTAAATCAGGTGAGGCCAGTACTGCAGACCTTAAAGCTGCCTGTGACTGGTTAGCTAAGAATGACATTAGTGGCGTGGCTTATGACGGCAATCCACTCGATAAGCTTGCCACTGTGCTTCCCAAAGTAGATCCCGAACTTGTACAGAAGAGGTTGTATGGCAAGTCGTACAGCTAAGTATTACAAAGATAACCCTGAAGCAAGAGAAAAGCGTCTTGCTTATCAGAAGAAGTATAACCGTAAGTCCATGCAAATCAAGAAGCGGTCTGAGCTTAACAAGATCAACCGTAAAGCTGGTACCTATGGTAATGGTGACGGTAAAGATGTCAGCCATAAAAAGGATGGGTCAACCTTCATGGAGAAGGCTTCTAAAAACAGAGCTCGAAACCGAAGTAAAGCATGACCCCGTTACTTCCCAGTCCTGATCACTACCTATACAACCTAATAACAATGACAAGCCCTGAAGCAAAGCGTATGTGGAGACGCGCTATTAAAGAGCACTTCAACTGTCAATGTGTTTATTGTGGAGAAACTTATGATTTACACGAACTTACTCTGGATCACGTTCGCCCTAAGTGTCTTGGTGGCGAAGACCTTACATCAAACCTTGTACCCAGCTGTTGGAAGTGTAATCAGGATAAAGGAAGTAACAACTGGCTCCAATGGATGAGAGCCACATTTGGTATTACACCAAGAGAACAACTCATTCTTTCGCATATTAAATAACTATGGCTGATCGTCGTAAATCACTTAAGGATGATCTGGAAGAGCTGCGTGCAATGCGTCGCCGTTCTGAAGAGCGTCAAGGTAAAGATACAAAGGCTGAGATGGCCTCCAAGGCTATGAGCATTAAGGGTTCTGAGAGGAACTTCCAAGCTGGTGGCTACACCACTAAGACAAAGGTAGACGGCTCTTCGATGCGTGATAAGCCTATCTCTAAGGCCAATCTTCAAGAGTATAAGGATGCTCAGAAGGGAGAGCAAGTCAAATACAGGAAGCCACCCCGTCGTGCCACAGGTCGAGAGGCAATGATTGCTGAACGCTATATGAATCAAGAACAGAAGAAGAAGGATCGCCAATCTTCTGTTGTTGGTGATAGCTGACCTGTCCACATAAGCACAAGCCTCCCCGAAAGGGGAGGTTTTTTATGTCAAATGCCAAAACCACAGCCCGATAGGGCTTCCGATCTGCTGCGCATCAGGGAACAAGATTACCAGTCTGCGCTTCATATTGCCAGAAATGATCTACTCTATGACGAGGATAGGCTTAATAAGATCGAGCAATCATTCCTGCAAGATGGTATTAACCGTCCCGACCTTCTTGAATATATTGCCAACAAACGCAGCCTAATCAGGCGTGCTAGGCGGGACCTTGTTTCTGAAGGCTCTAACCTTTTTGAAAACGATCTTCTTAATTACCAACTCGGAATACAGGGTCAGCAGGATATTACAGGTAATACCACTAAGACCGAAGCTGGCCAGCGTTCTATCTCGCAAGCAATTCCTGGCACAGAAGCGCACCACCCAGCCTCTGTGTCATCCACTGAAGCGCTCGTTCAGAACATGGATGAGTATGAAGTGCGCAGATTATGGGATATTGCCAAGAACAACGGTTATACAGTTGGATCGCTAGCAGAAGGGTTTATTCCTTTGTCGAAGCCTGCCCATACCACCGGGGGACGTAATTGGGGATCAGACTACGCTCACGTAGGAAAAGACGGTAAGACGCCAGATCCTGGTCGGTTTAAGACTACGCCTTTGCCGAAGGGGACAACTGCTGATCAAGCCTGGACAACTCTTCAACCTTTACTTGATGAGCAAATCCTGCTTAATGAACGCGCTTATAATCATCCATTCGAGCTCAAAATGCGTCAGCAAGCTGAGCAGGTTATGGGTAGGCCTCTCACCTGGAGGGGGGCTTCTAACAACAAGGCCCAAAGGGATGAGGCAAAGTCTAAGGGGCTTAATGCTACTACCATTACCAAATCATATGATAAGTCGCCAGCATTGGCTAAGACTGATTTCACGCCTGGTGTAGATATTATGACCAGCGTAGGGGCTCGCATTCCAAATTCCCTGAAGGGTGGCCCAGACCGTAATGCCCTTAAGGCTCTTGCAATCGCTGGCCTCGCAGCACCTTCTGTACTCGGCTCTGCTGCTAGTGCTGCTGAGTCTGTAGGTAGAACGCAAGTTGCTAGGAACTCTGGTAATCCTATCGACTGGGCTCAGGCAGGACTCGCTTATGCTTCCTCCGCTGGTGATGCTGCTGGTTATACAGGTGTTGGTGCTGTACCCGGAGAAATCCTCTCGACGGTTGCTGATGGAGCCAATGTACTGATAGACAGTGCTAGGCAGCCTGCTCCGCGCCCTACTTATGTACCTACACAAGCACGTGTTCAAGCTCGTGCTGCTACGGCTACTGCTGCTAGAAAGCAGGGACAGATGATGCCTAAGCCTGCTGCTAAGCCACTTAACGTTGTCAATGAGGCTAACTACTTCATTATCAACCCAATCAAGAATGCCCTTAAGTCTGTCTTCGGTAATCGGGAAATCTAATGGCAGAAAAGAAGAAATCAATCCCGGAGAATATACGGGAACTACTTAAGATTATCAAGCTTGACTACATCACTGGTCAAGCCCCTATCAAGAGCGATGCTTCTCGCTATGGATTTGCTCCTACCAAGAATGCAGCTCTTAACTTTGGACGGCTGATGTCCGTGCCCTACGACGCAGAGATGCGTATTCGTAAAGGCGACCCTCAGCAACAATTACGGAACACGACCAGCAAACTTGGTCTATCTGAGCGTGTCCATAACGTCTATAACGCAGGTCGCGTAAGGCTTGCCGATTAAATACCCATGAGAGGTCTCTAGAAGCCCCTGGAAGGCCTCTCTTGTCCATCTTTAGTACAATCTACCGTGAACAATATCCTAGAGGCTCTGAAGGGGGATTTCAAGCTTTTCCTTCAAGCACTATGGCAACAGTTAGATCTGCCGTCTCCGACACGAGCACAGTACGCCATTGCTGATTACCTACAACACGGTCCAAAGCGACTACAGATCCAAGCCTTCCGAGGAGTCGGTAAAAGTTGGATTACTGGAGCGTTTGTGTTGTGGACACTCTTCAATGACGCAGAGAAGAAGATCATGATTATCTCTGCTTCTAAGGAACGTGCAGACAACATGTCCATCTTCCTCCAGAAGCTCATCATTGAGACACCATGGCTGGCTCACCTCAGGCCTAAAAGTGATGAAGCCCGATGGAGTCGTATCTCCTTTGATGTCAACTGCTCTCCTCACCAAGCACCTTCGGTTAAGTCCGTTGGTATTACAGGTCAGCTAACAGGTTCTCGTGCAGACCTGATGATTCTTGATGACGTGGAGGTTCCCGGTAACTCCATGACGGAACTGATGCGAGAGAAGCTCCTTCAGCTCTGTACAGAAGCGGAGTCCATCCTCACACCGAAGAAGGACAGCCGCATTATGTACCTTGGCACCCCACAGACTACCTTTACCATCTACAGAAAGCTAGCCGAACGTAACTATCGTCCATTTGTCTGGCCATCACGGTACCCACGCAAGGAGAAGCTCGGTCAATACGAAGGCCTCCTAGCACCACAGATTGTGGAAGATATTGAGATGGGTGTTGAGGAGTGGGAACCTACTGACCCTGACCGCTTTACCAGTGATGATCTACTAGAGCGAGAAGCTGCCATGGGTCGCAGCAACTTCATGTTGCAGTTCCAGCTGGATACCACCTTGAGTGATGCTGAGAAGTTCCCTCTTAAGTTCTCTGATCTGGTGATAACAAGTGTTAATCCGACGCAAGCTCCAGATGCTGTGGTTTGGTGTTCTGACCCTCGCAATATGCTTAAAGAACTCCCAACAGTTGGACTCCCAGGAGACTACTTTTATTCTCCTATGCAGTTACAGGGTGAATGGGGACCCTACACCGAAACGATATGTTCAGTTGACCCTAGTGGTAGAGGGACCGACGAAACAGCAGCTACATACATAAGTCAAAAGAATGGGTTTCTCTACGTTCACGAAGTACGAGCGTATCGCGACGGTTATAGCGACAATACACTTCTTGACATCCTTCGTGGGTGTAAGCGGTACAATGTTACTAAACTCCTTATCGAAACAAACTTCGGTGACGGTATCGTCGCAGAA